AGTGATGGTCTTCACCTCTCGCCTACCAATTCCGATCTTGTCTGCGTTGACCTGATGTATGTCGCCATTGAGAAGGATGTCGGCGTAACGTCCATCATCAAACCTGGCGAGGTAATGGGCGAACATCCTAAGTTCAATGCCACTAAGATCAGCACCAACCATGACCATTTCGGGTGAAGCTGTAAAGAGCTTTCTGAAACGTAGGTCTGAGGGAACTTGCCCCAAATTGGGGTTACGATGCGCTGCCCTATGCGTTGCTGTAGCGACTGAGCAATGGTGGTGAACCCTTCCATTACGTACCAACTTAAGCCACGCATTAGCACCTTCCGATAGCATTCCTAGATGTTTAGTTAGCTCTAGCATTCGATAGAACTTTAGAGCCAAGGGAGTTCCATGCTCATTCAAGGTGACTTCATCAACCACTACCTTTTGGGTCTCAGTCTTCTTAGTGGGTTTCCACCCATCGAAGGTCTGCAAGACATGAGCGATGTGCTCTCGGCTAGTAGGGTTGAAATCAATCAGCTTGGTAAAGGGAGCATCTTTTACATAACCCCTAGTTGCATTCTTTACCTTTGGAGTAAAGACTTCACCAGGGATGTAAGGAAATCTTTGTGTCGTCTCTTGGTAAAGGATTTCTAGTTCACTACGAAGTTCTCCTTCTAGGAACTGAGCCTCAACTTGATTGAACGACCAACCGTAGATCTCCTGTTCAGTGAGGATCTCTTGAACCCTCATCTCTAAGGCAATCCAGGCCAAGTTTGGTGGAAGTGGGACCATAGATGGTTGGTGAGTTTGACATCTTGAATGCAATAGTCTTCCATTTCAGGAGACCATTCTTGCCAGTTCGTTGCCTTAGCAAAAGAGCCTTTGTTATTACTCAAGCGATAACCCCATGCCTCAAGAGAATGTCTTCCGTGAAGCTTCTCAGGCATACCTACACTCGGCTTAGCTTTGTCTAGGAGGATGAGATTGGGATATCGAAGTCTTGATAGGACAAGGGTATCGAGCATCTTGCCTGAGCCATCTAGGAAGGGAAAGAACTTCCTCATGACTGGCATGTCGTAACCAATTATATTGTGGCCGATAAGAAGGTCAGCCCCATCAATAAAGGTTGCAGCTTGAGTAATACTAGCTCGATTACCCTCGTCGTTATAGACAGTAATCTCACCAGAACCAAGGTCTTGGATAACAACACAATGAATTTGAGTTAGATCAAAATACAAGCCATTGGTCTCAATGTCAAAGACCAGCTTCATTAAAAATCCTCCTGCTCAAAGTAGTTAATGTCCTCTGGAACCTCACGATAACGACAAGTTTGTAGATCGTATTCAAGCTTGCAAGCAACACCCACTTCCCCTGTATATCGATTCTTTAGAATACGAACAGTGGTGCCAGTGTCGTTCTGCTGGTTACGTTCTAGGGCGATCACTGTGTCAGACAATTGAGCGATGGCTGCTGAGCCTCTCAACTGTCCAAGTGTCACCCTGGCCCCTTCCTCATGGTTCTGATCCCCTCCTGAGCGACGTAGGTGGGAAACAAGGAACATGGTGATTCCAGTCCGCTCCACAAGGCTACGTAGCTTGGTCATGGTCTGATCGATCATTCGACGCTCATCACCGTCAAGGCCTGAAAGCAGGATCGACAAGTGATCAAGGAAGATGATCTTTACGTCAAGACCAAGGGCTAGGTATTCAACCCTGTTGTAGATCACATCTGGGTCATAGGAGCCAAAGCCATCGAAGAGGAATAGGTTCCATTTCGCAAGGGTTTGATCATACGCGAAACGTAACTCGTCGGCTGAATGCTCTCCAATATGGAAAGCTTTTCCAAGGCACGACGACATAAGTCCAAGGGCAGTTCTTCGGTTCGATTCTTCAAGTGCCAGATAACCAACCCGCTCGTTGTTTCCGAGAAGGTGATTTGCCAACTCCCGACAAATCGATGACTTTCCTTGTCCAGAGCCCGAAGTAATCGTAACAAGTTCACCGTACCTGATCCCGTGAAGCTTCCTTTGGAGTCCAACGTAGGGATATTCATGGATGCAAGGTGGGTTAGGTGTGGTGATGACTGATAGGAGATCTTGCCCAGCGACAATTCCCCCAGGTGCCCATGGCTCAGCGTTCCAAATGGCCTTACGTACTTCCTCTGCTTGGTTAGCTTGAAGTGCGTCAGAGGCATCTTTGAACTGAGGATCCAACTTGGCAATCTTTACTTTGCCAGGTGGAATTATTGAAGCTGCCTCTTCTGCTGCTGCTTTACCGACATCATCGTTGTCAAAGAACAAGACGATCTCTTCATAACCTTGAAGCCATTCCAATTGCTTTTGGATTGACTTCTTAGCTGAGGCAGCACCATCAGGAAGGGAAACCATTTGCCAATTAGGCATTGCCTCCCAACCTGACATTGCATCGATCTCACCTTCAAAGATCACAACCCGTTTACCCTTACCAGGGAAAAGATGTTGTCCGAAGAATTGATGATCTTGGTTAGACCCTTCCCACCAAAACTCCTTATCCTTTGTCTTTACCTTGGCTCCGACAATAGCTCCTGACTTGCTCCTGTAATAGAAGCGAAGTCGATCACCTTCTTTCAAACAAGTGTACTTCTTACACGTTGACTGTTTAATGTTGCGAGTGGGCAGCCTAACAGCTTCACCTTGTAGTTCCACTTGATGCTTCATTTGATCGTGAACATAAGATCCCGTAGAATCATCATCTCCATGAACGTAAGAGTGACACTTGAAGCAATAGAAGTGCCCGTCTGAATACCGTGATCCAGCGTCAGACGAGCCACAATGCGGACATGGTTCGTGGTTTAGAAACTCACTTTGCCTTTCGGTAGATAGCATCAGTCAGGAGACCATAGACCTTGTTCCGATCTCGGTAGTATTTGGCCCAATCGACAATGGCATCAACAAAAGCATCAATGGTGTCTTCAGGAGTGATTTCACCGTCAATGATGTATTCTTCTGCCTCCATTAGAGTGTCAGAAAAGAAGTCACTAAGCTTACGTTTGACTTCAGACTTGAGTTTCATTGTCAAATGGTGGAGAAATGTTGTTCACAAAGGTCATCGAGACAATCAAAAATAGATGCCTCGTCGTAGCCACAAACAATCAGAAACTTAATCATTTGACTAATCATTTGATCTGTTCCTGGGAGTCCGTCGCTGGTGTAGCTTTGGGTGTGTCGTTCGGACTTGCTTGTGAAGGTGAATTGATAGTTGGTGGGTTCAGCCATGATTTAGGGATGGATTGGTAATGACACCATTGAAAACCATTCTTCTCAGCCCATTGAGCATGAGTAGTTTTCAAATGGGGCATACGACTGAATGGGTTCTGAAAGACAAATCGAATGTCAACGTCAGGGTGGTTCCGTTTGACTGCAAGCATCTTCCGTCGATCATCTGCATCGAGCACGCCCTTGACTTCCAAGAAAACCCCAGAGGGCAACAGGAAGTCAGGGCAGTAGCTGCAATGAAGTGTGTACGGAAGCTTGGCTGATTCGTATTCGTAACCGACTCGGTGGTGGAGTAGGAGATCAGAGACCCTTTCCTCTAGCTTTGAGCGGAAACGAGCCATCTTCAGAACTCTTCAGCCCCAACACTTTCATCCATGACTTCATCATCAACAATCTGAGCAGCCTCAGGGAAACTGAACTCAGAAAGCTTGAAGCCATCAGTCTTACCAAAGAAACCAGCAGCCTCTTCAGCACTCATGGTCGGATCACCGTTGGACGACAGGCTGATGATCTGTACGCCCAGGAGAGTTACCGACGTTCCATAGGTCACACCATCTTTGAGGGTATAACCCTTTTGGATGAATGCAATCTTGACCTTAGAACCACTAAAGACTTTGAGGTTCTCGTTGTCGATAAGCACACCTTCAGCATCTACAATGGCAGGCTTGTTCGTAGCCTTCCAAGAGAACTTAAGAGCGTAGGAACCTTCAGCAACCTCTTCCCAAGGTTCAGGCTTAGGGGTAGCCCGCTTGGGATTCTTCAGCCGACTTTGTTGAGCTTGCATCAGCTCCTCACGTTCGGCATTCAATGCATCAATGATGGTCTCATCAGTCAGGATGCACTTCAGGGTAAAGCCATATTCAGTGGGCTTGAGGATTGCCTGGTAGCCATCGAGAACGACAGGCTCAGCAGTCTTGTGGATGGTGGATTTCATGAAAAGAAATAAGTGGAATTGATTACGTCTTCAGGGCTAAAGTCACCAACAATCGGTGGACTATTTACTGCATTAATCTGTCTGGCAAATTCAGATAGATAATCTTGTTTGCCAAAGATCTCTGCATAGGTTTCCCTGATGACTTCATTCAATCGAGTCATTTCAGTAGCACGACATAGGATGGAATCGTGGATCACTGTGAATGGCTCATTGAACTTTAGAAACGCCAAGTGCAATATACTTGCATCAAGGCTATGTATTAAATTAGGTGCTGTTGCTGCCTTATGCCTATTGGTGTCAATGACGTGTGAATCGCCATCAGCAACTTGAATCTTACATAGGCCAAGGAGTTGCAACTTTACAGTCACTAACAAGGGTTTCATGAGGTATTGTTTAACCCTAAACCCAGAAGGTGTTACCCAATTTAATTGGTCAATACCATCCTTAAGTTTAAGTTTAATCTCCTCATTTACCCATTCCATAACCCGCATTGGGCCAGGAACAACCTCTTGCATTGCAGCACGTACAGCCTTTGTAATGGTCCGTACATCCTCTGCATTAAACTCAGCTTCCTTATCTTTTAACGCAGTTTTGATGTAGTGACGATTGCTATATTCCTTAGCGTTGTAAGGGATCGTCATCACTGTGCGTTTAGTAACCTTTCGATCTAAAAGATCTGCTAGGCGCTGAGGAAGATGAGGTTTAGCTGCCTCTGCCACCGCTGCATAGGCGTCTTGTGGTTTGTCCGATGGCAATACATTGACCAATTGAGCCGTGCTTTTATCTCGTGCTAAACCTGCAAGGATTTGCAAGCCTGAACAAGTAGCATCGACAGCAACTGGTAATCCTGTGGTTGATCTAGTACGAGCAATCACACAGGCGTAATACTCCTCACAAGCAGCTAGAAATTGCCATGGTTCATCGGCTGCTGCCCAATCCTCTCGTTGGTCGAGTGGAAGCATTGCAACCTTAGAGATCAGGGAAACGTTGTCAGCGACCCATTGAAGGCGCTCATCAATCGTCGCTTTATCCAAACCATAAGTGGTAGCAACTTGAAACGCCAGCCATGTCTCAACCTCAGGGGTCATCGGGGATTCATCGGCAAACCTCAGGAGTGACTTACCCCAATCCGTATCCTGTGGGGTCAGGAAGGCAGGAATGGGATACACACGACCTCGATAATCAAACGACCAGGGGATAAACCATCGATCGACTCCCTTAAAGCGGCTGATCAGATCCATGGTGGACCTTGTACGGCATGACTTCCTGAACATGGCAGCGTTCTGGTTTAACGTCTCTGCAGCCTCTCGGCGGTAGGACTGTCTTGATTCAGCGTTGTCTGCAATGTCAAAGGGCTTAGGAGGCAAAGGCAACTCGACAAGAGGCAGGAACTTCCCCACTTGAATCCTCTGCTCAAATAGAGCCTCCGAGACCTCAACCACAAAGGGGTTCAGCCGGTAGGGGACTTTCTGTAGGTGGTTCAGGAATTGAATTGGTTTCGGTCCCTGCTTACATAGGCCATCAGTGTCAGAGCGGACTCTCACCATGCGATGACCCCTCATCACCTCGTTTAGGAGGTACCCACCAGCATGGTCGTTGGACCAGTCGTTCGGTTCGATCAGCATGGGCCAGGCACAAGGGGAGAAGAGTTCAGCGTTATGCATCAGCTCGTCCTTGATCGCCAAGAACGTCTCAGTCGGTGCCAAGCGCAAGACCTTCTTCGGCCCGTGAAAGGTGATCTCCTTTTGAAACCAACTTGAGATTCTGATCAGGCAATCAAGCAACCATCCACCGAGCTTTACCTGGGCAACCCTCGGCCATTTATCCCAGAGGATTTCCTTACGCCTCATCAAAATCTTGGTCAGCTTCAGTTTATTTGCCGTACCAACTGCTGAATGCCAATATCTACGTTGGATATTTTGTAGAAGCCTAGGATCAGTTTGCTCGTAATATCGCATTTGACATTCACCTTCAAGACCTGCACCAATTGATGCAACAACCTCGTTAAGTAGGCGATCTGAGTCTTTATAGGAGAAGACTTTATCAAATGTAATCTTCAAACAAATGGCAGCAGCTACCTCAGGTTCGATACCAATTAGGTGCTTATTGATCTCAGCAAGAAACCTCCCATTGTCCCCTTTTTTGATTCGATCGTGACTTGTTCTAGTGATTTCAGCCGCCAAGAGTGGTATCAGAGTTTTGATTGAAGCGGCTCCATAGACAGTGGCAGAGGCATAAGTCTTGCCTTCAAGATGCTGAGTGGTCTCTTTTAGACGTCGCAAGCCATACCTAATGGCCTCTCTTTCAAGCTCGACTTGCTTAGCAATCTCAGCCTTTGTTGCCATCTTTGGATGTAAATGTGATTGGTTGTCTCATCGCAAGGAACCCACGCTAGAACCCGGTTTTAGATGCCTGGCCTAGTGGAACCTTGAGAGAGAAAAGAAGGTCAGGCATTGGCACCTGACCCTTTCAATGTGGACACGAAGTCTATGGAGAACCTGAAACTAGCGCGTCTACCAATTCCGCCACATCCGCGTGGGGATTCCAGCGATGAGACTCAAGGAGAATCTCAACCGCTTGAACCTGTGAATGGTACCACAGGGGGCCTGCTAGATGCGCCTAGATGACCGTTGTGGATCACTTTAGGGCATGAATCATCCCGTTGCAACCCCATCAGGCGCAGGGCCTCACCAGGGTCCTCCATGAAGGCATCCAGAAGC